CCGGCGGACGGGCCGGGGGCGGCGTTTCGGGCTTTTGCGGAACCTCGCCCTCTTTAGGCCGTTTTAGGAGGCCGTGAGCCTCCCAGAGTTCTTTCGGAGCGCTCGCGAGGTTACGAGGATCGTTTCCGATTGCCTTTCGGAATTCGAGAGGCAGGGAGTCGAAAGATTCTTTGGCGCGGAGCACCACGTCGAAGGCTTCCTGGTAATTTTTAGGTACCTGAGTGAAATCCCCGTAATACGGCGTCTTGTTGGTCATCCAAGCCGGGGGGAATTGGCCGCGTTTGGCGCGAGCCATAATGTCATTGATGTCCGTTTCTTTCTTGAATTCACGCTGCACCTTCGAGTCTTTTTCCATCATCGAAGGGTTAATGACACGGACCTGACCAGAGTAAGCAGACCGAATTTTCCTTTTCATGTGCCTCCTATTTGCCCAGAAATTTACGAGTGACGAGACCAGCGAAGTCAGAGACCCAGTCGCCGAACATAGAACCGAGGCCCTGGTTGTCTACCGGGGGCTTGGCAGTGCTGGGAGTGAGACCCATAGAATCGAGGTACTCGTTGGACATATTTTCATACTTGAGTTGCTTTGCTTCACGGTTTGCACCGATCTCAGATCGAATTTTTTCTGCATGCGCTTGCCGAATACGAGACGCAGCGGTTTGAGCTTCAACGTTTGTCTCCACGTTGGTCTTTCTAGTACCAGCGAGAGTGTAGTCGGTATCCGCACCAGTTTTCTTGAGCTGAGCACCGAGGGAGCGTTCTAAGAACGTATTCGAGATTCCTTTGGCCTCAACATCTTTCGCAGTTGATTCAGTTTGGGCGTTTACGAGTTGCGCCTCCTGGACGGTTTTTTGAAGCGATGCCATTTGGTTAAGAACGGTGCCGACAGCAGCGGCACCTTCAATACCTTTGGCGGTGGAGTTCTCTACGTGCGGCGCGATCATGGTTGCTTGGGCTCCACCAGGTGAGCTCGCGCCGCCGTGAGTTGCGCTGAGAATTGGATTTAGACCAGCTGCGCGAAGATCTGCGACCTCGCGTTGATGAGCAGTGTTGGACATGCGCTCTTGGAAGTCCATTTGAGCTTGCGCCATAGCTGCATTTGACACGTTAGTGTCGTGAACACTTTGAGAGTTGGCCTTGTTGGTCTCCTGTTGGCCATAAAAAGAGAGGAGACCACCGCCGAGCGAGAGACCGGCGGAGATAGGATCGATTGCCATTTACAGCCTCGTGCGTCCAGGAGTGGAGTAGATCGGCATGACACGGACATGCCTAAATCTAGTCCACGTATCCAGAATGAAGTGAGGTTCAGAAGTAACAGCCACAATGCGGTGGATGGGCGGAAGTTCCGGGAGAATGTCCTCGAGAGTAGGACGGGAGTCGAAGTCAATGGCGAGATGCCACGAATCGAGAGAAACAGTTGCATTGGAACGGAACCTCCCGGTTACGTAAGATGGCATGTAACGGTACTCGCCCCAGCGTTCTTGATAGCCGAACACCTCGTCGTTATCGACGAGATTGGTATCCATGTAGATCTCTTTATTGAGAACGGCTTGTTCGCCGAGGTTGGCAGCCATCGGCTCGTAGTAATCGTAGCGAGTACGTACGCTCCAGTGACGATTCAGACCTTGTTGGTAGGTAGTGTCCGCGCGAACGGAGACGAGCGCGTAGAGTTGCCCGTGTTCGACGAAAGAATGGTTAACAGCCGCTTTTCCTCTGCCGACAGCGAATGCAGAGAGATTACCTTGAGGGGTTTCCGCGTCAGTAGACGAAGTCTGTGCGATCGGATTGACGTTGATGGAGATGGTTTGACCACCAAGATATTCAGACCGTTGAAGACGGAAGTCAGGCGATACCACACCGAAGCGAGCGAGGAGAATTTCAACATAGCGAGTGCCTCCGCGAGCGTCGAGTTCCAGCATTTGCTGAAGTACGACAGTTTCACGCCATTGATTTACAGTGAGAGCAGTGGCGTCGGTAAGATCCGCATAAATTTGCGGGTAGCCGCCAGAAGCGGCAGAACCTTTCACGCGATATCGTTCATTGGTATCAGACCAGTCCATACCGGAGGCGATTGAGTACGTAGGATGGGTACCATCCGACTCGTAGACCGAGTCGTTAGTCTCCTGAAACGCCTGAGTGTCTTTGCCGATACCTTTTACCCACGCGGATTCACCGAGAGGAAACAGAACATCCGGGCCTTTTTGCGGCCAGGGCAGACAGGAAGTGAAGTAGTCCTTACGGCGGTTACGATACTGGAGAGCGTATGCGAAGGTATCCGGGCCGTCATTGATGGGAAATTGCAGAGCGTCCTGGAGGTTTTCATCGCGGTACCAGTCATTCCAGATTTTGCAGTATCCACGGAATGGCAGAGCGATGGGCATTTGGTCCTGAGCAGAAGATCCGAGAGCGACCTTGGTAGGAAGACCGAAGTAATCGTAGATCGAAAGTTCAGCGAAGCCAGCAGCGTGAGTAGCGTCATCGAGAGAAGGGACTTCGTACTCCGTCGAAGAGTCGTTGTTAGGGTAATTAGCGCCTTGGAAGTTTTCCCAGTGCTCCCACAGGAGACGGTTTGGAACGAAGAACCAGTGGATGTCCATGTAAACGGAATCCATGTAAGGGAAGATCGGGGTAGCCAAGCGACAGAGAGCGTTCATCGTAGCGTTGATAGAGTCCCCTGGCAGAATGGGCTGCCAGAGGATCGGGTAAATGTACCCTTCGGAGATTGTCGTTTTGTGCGAAAACGACCGATCGAAAGCGGAACGTGGAGCGTTGATCTGATTAGGAACTTGAGCGAAGTGCGATTGCTTTACAGAACCAGCCGAGTTAACACGAAATCCCATTCTAAACTCCTTTTATTTACTTAAGCTTAAGACACTCTTTCTTTAGAAAAGAAATGAATTTGAAGTTATTTTCTGTGTCCAGAAATTTTAGACAGAAATAAACCATTTCACCAAGAGTCTCGAAATGGAATGTTTTGCCATGTTTAATATCGCGAATAGCCCATGTCGCTTTCATTTAAACGGCCCTCGGAGCGTTGCTCATGGGCATGGGCGCGCCTGTAGGCGAATCCGCCTTAAGGACGGAGCGGGCCGTGGCTAAATTTAGGGGTGCGGTATAGACCTCGATTTTACCAGTATTCACGTCGAAGGTACCCAGCTCCATAAGGCAGAAGTCATCAGGGAAGTGATTGAACGGGGAGCCTTTTTCGTTGGCAGCCATAGAGAAGCCACGAAGAGCATTTGCAGTGGAAGTATCAGGGAAGAGTTTGAGGAAGTGATTGGCCCTGACGTCAAGAGTAGCGAAGATTTTCATTCTTGATTCCTTGGTAAACAATTTTTAATTAGTCTTTCAACTAACCGCTCGCGGGTTGCGAGACGGGTGTCAGTAGAGTTTTTATCGGTCCAAAAGTCAAGACCTTCCGTCCGATTTTTTTTTACGAGAGCGAAGAGAGCGGGATCAGCTTTTTCGAGAAGCTTGTCGAAGTATTTGGGAGGAAGCGATTCAGGGCGACCAATATCGGGAACAACCAGATCGTTGGGATACATGTCGTCTTTGTATTCTTCAAAGTACGCAGCTCCAATGCCGGGCCGGCGAGACATGGTGACGAATTCCGGTTTACGGCCTTGATAGTGGAAACGAGATCCTTTGCCAGTGATTTTTTTAAGAATATACCTCGCGCAGTAGGCCGCGCTCTCGAAAGTAACTTCAGAGATGGTGCAGTTTCCTTTGCCCCATAATTTATTTAGAGACACCGATTCATATTGTGGGAAGCCGGAACGGCTAGAGTGTATTTGACGACGATCCTTGTCGAACGCAGTGCCGAATAGGATCATGTGATGATGGGGACGGTGAGTCAACTCTCCGTATTCCCCGCATTGAAAGAACCTGAGAGGTTGGGGTTCATACTCTTTGCGGAGCCTCTTGAGAAATTTTTGAATGTCGTCCAGGACGAGAGTCGGTTTTCCTGAACGAGTACGGGGAAGGTGGTCGTCATCGTACGTAAGAGTAAGAAACGACGAGCGATCGTGAAGCTTGAGTTCCTTGGTGAG